CTTTTTCAGTTATTATTTTATTATCAATTCTTGTATAAGCTTCTTCTAATTGCCTTTGAGTTTCTACCATCAAAGTTTGCATTTGCTTTTGTATCATTTCAGTAGCTTTAGATAACTCTAATTGCATTCTTTCGGGCAACATTTTACCAGCTTTTACAGCTTGTTCCATTTGAACTTGTTTTTCTTTTAACTCAACTTGAGCTTGCATTTGAAACTTTTCTGCTTTTTGTTGAGCCTGCATTTTTATACTTTCAATCTGTTGAGGACTTGGAAGTACTTTATAAAATACATTTATATATGCAACTTTAACTTTTTCATATAATTCAAAATATTCTGTTAGTGGATCATCCTTGCCTTCTTCATCAAAAGTAGATGTAATATCTGTTTGTAATATATCTTTTTGCTCAGAATCCATAGTTCTTTGAGACAAAGAATATTCACCATCATTAGCAGAAGCTTTAGTTATTTTTCTTATTGCATCTGGATATAATTTTTTAAGATGAGATTTAGGTAGCATCTTTTTAATCATTATATAAGCTGCATCTCTAAATAACATATCTCTTGACTTAGGATCTACAAATACATCAAATGGATCAGGTTGATATATAACAACCTCTCCCATACCATTGTCTTGATTTTGGTCTACATGTATATGAAGATAGCCTAAAGATTTAGTTACAGCATCATTAATAGCATTAGATAGCAATGATTGACCATTACTATTGTGCCAAATATAATCAGCCATATCACTAAATACAGCTGCTACATCTGAATCACTACCATCAACACCTATAGCCTGCCATCTTGGATTGGAAGCAGTTGCATAATAATTAAGCATTTCTACAACAGGAGTAATTCTATTTATAGTAAATGTAGGCATTCCTTGATCTTCAAGTGCTTTTTTCTCACTATCAGAAAGTTGATTATCATTAGAAAAATCATGACCTTGTTGATTGATATACTGCCATTGATCTCTATGAGATGTTCTTAATCTATTAAATAGTTGTTTTACTCTTTCAGCTTTTTTAGTAGCCATTATTCTCCAGCCTTATATCCTGAATGTGTATGAGTTGCAGCTATATCTCCGCAACCTGATTTATTATTAGATATAGATACTTGTCCACCATGCCCCATCATTTTAACATCTTTAGGAAATTTTTTAATAGGAGCTGATTCATAAGGTTTTATAGATCCACCCATTTTTTTCTTTTTAAGTCTTTTTTTAATTTCACCACCTTTTTTCATTTGAGGCAGTCTACCTGTTTTGTTAAATGTATCCATATTTTCTTTTCCTACTGCATCAACAGTAGATGCTTTTACAATATATTCACCGCCTTCTAGCTCAACAAGTTCTTGCCCAGCAATAATAGCAGGTATACCACCATCTTTATGCTTAGGCCCAGAGAGATAACCTCCTTTTTGTTTTTTCTTAGGTTTTTTTAATTTAGAAATTTTTTCTTTTTTAGATAAAAATTCTTCTTCTAATCTTTGTAATTTAGCTTCAATTCTTTTTTCTCTATTATGATCAAGAATATCTTGATGAGTAAGAGATTCTTCTTCTGTTACATCTAAACTGCGAGGTTTTAAAGAAGCTTCATATGGTGCAGCGCCTTTATCACCTTTTTTCTTAAATTTACCAAGATGACTTTTTGTCTTTTTCCTTTTACTTGGATTCTTTTTCAGCCAAGCTTCATATTCTTTTATATTTTTAAATTTTTTCGCCATAATATACCTTTCTTAAGCTACAACCCAAGACTTAGCTTTAGGTTTTCTTTTAGTGTATTTACCTTTTTCTTCATTTATACCTTTTAATGGATAGCTGTATTTAGCTGCATAAGCTAATGCATCTATACAGTCATCATGCGCCATACGAGGACCAAATGTAAGAATCTCTTGTCTTAAGTCATAATCATCTTTTTTAATATGAATTTGACCTGTTGAAAATCTTGCAGATAATACTTCTTGTATTCTATCTCTTTTAGACATTCTTGTCCCTGGCTTCTCAGCTTTAAACTTAACACCAAAGTCATTTCTTCTTTTCATCTCAGATATAAGAGACTGCATTACAGGCTTAGACATTGATGTATCCTCAATAGTAAATAAGTTTGGATGATAAATGTTGTTCACCTCAAACATATAATCTACTATGCCTTTAGTAGGCTCACCAGGGATACCAAGAACTGGAATACCTCTTTTTTTAGTATAATCCAATACATATAAGTTATTATCTTCATCAACAGCAATCACCATAATAACTGAAAAATCTGCATCTCTTCTTTGAGAGTCAGTTGCTGGATCAACACCTGCAAATACATTAACAGGCTTTACACTACCATCTTCTAAGGTTAAAAATGATATTCCTTGTTCTGGTTCATGTAGAAAAGTTCCTTCAAACTCTTTAATATGTCTACGAGTCCATATAGAATCATCTTCTGATTGAACTTGCATCATATACTCTTGCCAAAACTTACTTGGCTGTCCAGAGTCTAAATAGAACTTTTTCTTTCTTTCTAATTCTTTTTTAGGAAACCAACTATCCCAAAGTACAGTACCATCATCTTGCAATGCTTTAAATAACTTAACATCCCAGCTGAAGTCCTTCTTCGCTTTCCTTGCTTTTTCATAATTTACGATCAGGTTGTTAATGAAGCTGTCAAAATGCACAGGTGTACCATTAATCCTTAATCTTCCTGTTTTGGGTTCAAGTGCTGGAAAGACAACAGCTGTAATTAGATTACTATTCTTAGCTCTGGCTTCTGGTGTTATAGTATTGTTCTCGTCTTCAAAATCATCCAGTACGATAAGATCATACCTTTTATGAAGTTTAGCTCCACCACGAATACCTGAGATGTTAGACTTTGATATAAGCTTGCAACCATTAGCCATCTCTATATCTACTTCAGTCCATTTCTTACCTTTAAGGTTGCCAAAATAGTATTGTATCTTATCATTCATCTCTATATGAGACTTAATATAATCCATATTACCTGTAGCTAACTTTGCAGTAGCTGATACCCAACCATAAAATAATGGATCAGGCTTTTTATCTATAAATCCCCACTCAAAATCTTTCTGATTAAAGCAAAAAGACCTCATAAGGTCTGCTTTAGTTAATACTGTCTTTCCATGCCCTCTTGGCATAATAATAGCTAATTGCTTTACATCCATATTATTTATTGCATCTGCTATTTCAAAGTGAAACCATGGAGTTTCTGACCTCATAAAATCATCAGGCAAAAATAGTTTACCAAATGCAATTATATCATTATACGCTAGATGTAGTGCCTCTTCTTCTTTAGACACATTATGTAGGTTTATATTAGCCAATACCTAACCTATTTAAAGCTCTATCAACTTTACTATGCAAGTCTTTTAAGCTATTCTTTAAATCATCTATTTCATCATCATGTATAACTACTAAATCCTTTGCAGTAGTAATATATTCTTCCATTTCAGCAATCTTTTTTATCTCTTCACCACATTTGCAATCACTAATATTTAGCACACTTTCCTCAATTTCTTTAACTTGCTTTTCTACTTTTGATTTAGCTTTACTCATATTGCTCCTTAATGTTTTTCATCCACCGGATGAGGTGTTCCTTTTTGTGGTCAAATGTGATACTTTTTAGTCATACCACCTTGTTTCATCATAGGTATACCAGCATTCATACCTCTCATAGGCATACCAGCAGTAGATGTTTGCATAATAGGTTTTTTCTTTTTTCCATACATTCTTCTGCTTGGCATCATAGAGTCCATACCTATTGGTCCTCCCATAGCCATTTTTTTAGGCTTTGGATCTTTTAACATTTGATTAATTAAAGATAATAAATTAGAATCTCCCTTTTCACTAACTGCATAAAGCCAGGGTTTAGATCGCTTAAGATCATCATTACCACTTGTAGTTGTAGTTGGGGAAAGAGGAGCACCTTCATTTCCAAATGTAGTATTATCAGTATATTGATCTACAATAGCTTGATATTCAGCTTGAGTCATTCCACTTTCAGGATCCCATCCAGTTGTTACATCTACTCCAGTATGGGTAGGTACATCAGTAGGTATATCAAATGTACTCATTGGATTATTCATTATTTGATCAGGTGTTGGAAGATTTTTATCTCCAGCTTTCATATAAAGTCCACTAATTCCTTTCCCAGCTCTTCTATCTACACAACTCCAATAATCTTTTGCACCTATACAAGTAGCTAAAGAAGTTACATTGGTAGGATCAGCTAAAGCTAAAAGACTACCAGCTCCTGTAAGAAAATCTTCTTTCCCAATAGGTTTAACATTCTTATTCCACCATTTTTTAGCTTTTTTAGAGGGTTTTAATCTTTTACTTAACCAACTCATCTAACCTCCAAATAATTTCATTATAAGTTCTAATAATTCTTTCTTAGTAGGCGGTTTGCCTTCCATAAATTCTTTTGCAGCTTGTAAGGATAAAGTATCACTATAGTCTGGATTATTTCTAATAGCTTCTCTAATTCTTTCAGTAGTAACTTGCCTTCTTTTAGTTTTACCACCTTCTCCCGGTATGTATTCTGCTAAATGTCTTTCATCACCGCCTTGAGTTCGAGCAGTATATCTTGCTACACTACCACCTGGAATCCTTTTATGTGCAACCTCTTCTAAAGAAGATGGCTCTAATACTTGTCTTGTATCTCTAATACTAACACTACCACCATCTTGATATTCTTTTTGCATAGGCTTACCAGTCATTTCAGACCATGCTTTAGCTTGTTGCATTCCAGTTTTAGTATAAGGAAACTCTACTCCATCTACTTTAGGCATATCTACTCCTTAAGTTGAGGTCTAACTGATGCTTTTATCTGCTCAGGTTGGAAACCTTGGAACAATGCACCTGTAACCTCAGTTACTTTATTAGTTTCTTTCAGCTCTAAGATTTCTCCAAGCTCGAATAAGGCTTTTAGTCTATCTGATTCTTTTTCACCAGATGTTGCAATATCTCTTACATTCTCTAATACAAGCTCTGGTGTAATGCCTAAGGCTGCTAATACAGGTTTGAGTTCTTCTTTCATAGCTTTCTTAATTCTTTCGGATTTAACTAAAATACCTGCTTGTAATTTAGCATACTTTCTATTATTAGTTCTATACACTTTTAAATAGGCTTCATCTGCTGAAACACCCCTTGCTAAAAGCTGGGAAAAAAGGATTTCGTTCTTTGTCAAATTTTTATCACCCTTAACTCTTTTAGCTGCAATCTTACCTGATAGACTATATATATCTTCTCTTCTTTCAGTGTCCATCTTTACAGTAGGCCTAACTGCAAAAGTGCCTGTACAAGTACCTATAGTATAGTCAAACTGAACTTTCTTAGTATGCTTAGCTAAAGCATTCTTTCTTAGGATTTGGATAACACATCCATCATCAGCTAACACCCAGTCTCCTACTTCTCCCTCTCTCCACTCTTTAAGATAGACTAAGTCTTTAGGTATTTCATCTAAGTCTTCATAAACAAAGTGTTCAATCTTCTTTATTGTATAACTTCTCATGCTTCTATTTTACAGCTAAATTTTGAAAAATTGTAGTATTTTAATGCTACCCTAAATTCATCACCTACCCCCCTTAGATAGAGTTTTTTCTATCGGTTTTTTAGTTATTTTTAATTATTTATGAAAGGTAAGACAATGGAAGACAAAGCAACCAAACTTCAAATAGAGACAGATGAAATATTATTAGATGTAGCACCTAATGAAGAGTTCATTATTATGATGAGTTGGGAAGATGGTGAGACTGGCGAGAAGATTGAGTTCAAACCAAAAGTAGTATGGACAGGCGACTCTTGGGATGTTGGTGATACTACTTTGTGGTTATTAACAAGAATTAATCCTCAAGGTGTAGTTGTTGAATACTTAAGAACTACCACAGAGATCGCCAAGATGGTGCAAGGTAAGAAAGCTGGTCATAAGAGATTAGTAGTGAAAGCTTCTGACAAATAAGTTAAGGGGCTTTGCCCCTTTTTATTTCAACCTATAAAGAGTAGATGATAATGATGGATAGGCATTTAGCATTGTTTGTTGGATCTGTAATACAGATGGAAGTGTTATGCTTTATGCAAGCCCTTAGAATAAACTAAGTACATTACTCTACTCTTTGTAGATATTTATATACACACACAATAACACAAGGAATATAATATGCAACCTTCTAACTTATGCTTAACATGTGATAAAGAGACTCTGTTTGACCAATGTCCTGCTTGTAATCCTGAAGCATTTATAGAAGATGCTGATATTAAAAAAGCAACACGCTTCTATCAAGGATTAATCTATATAACTATAAATCAACATAAGATGAGAATAAAGTTAATTAAAGCTATGATAAGAGAATGTGATGAGAATACTATACCATTTGCAGACATTATTCCTAATCTTTGTGTGGCACTTCTAAAAGCTTTGGAGTCTAAAGATAAAAAAGACTTTGAAGACTCTTTAAAGTATGAAGATCCAAGAGAGGAATTATGATAAATAAATATATAAATCTATTAAAGAAGAAGATTACTATAAAAGTATACCAAGCTATGACAATCTTTGTCTTCGGCTTCGTCTCTGCTTTTATAATCTTAAATACTTATTATGCTAAACAATCTGCAAGTGTTTGGGAACATAATATTAATCATTATAAATATGAGAATATGAATCCAGACTCTTTAAAGATGCAAAAACTTTAAACCAATGACCTAAGCATGTCTTGAAACTGCTTATTTTTATTTAAAACTTTTAAAAGGAATTATAACAAATGAATGAATTGCACAAAGCTATTGCAGACTTATCAAGTCAATTAAATATAAGAGGATAACAATGAGTAAATATAAAAACAGCACACAAAGTACTATAATCAAAAAAATACTTAAAGAAATACAAAAAGAAATAAATATAAGAAGAGTAATGCTCGAAAGAATAAGTCAATTAAACTTTCCTGAAGAATTAATAAAAGCATATGAAGACTGTATTACTTATAGTAAAGGAAAGATTAAAGGAATGCAACAAGCAATTAAAATACTTGAAGCGGAGGACTTATAATGAGTGGATTCAAGATTAAAGACTTTGTAAAAGAGAAGCCAAGGCATATAAGAAACTGGGAGAATTTAAAAGA